GACGTATGGAGCGGCAAGACTGCCAAAGCCACCAGAAGAGCCTGAGGCAAAGAAAAAGGAGGAAAAGAAATCGGCTGGTGAAGCAGTCCAGCCGACAGTCCCTCTTCCAGCGGCATCAGACTTGTTGCCTGATGACTCAATAGATAGCCAACTGCTGCCATGTCCACCACCCGATGCAATACCTATTGGAGCGAAGGGAAAGCAAGGCACTGCTGTCGTGACTGGTTATGAGCGTGTTGGTACTGAGTGCGTCACGCTGTACGAACCACTGCCCGTAGCAAGGATTATCGATAATTACCTGCCGCCAGCTCCTGTTGCGCTGTCTACAGCAGCTATTGCTGCCACGGCTGCAACGTCAGCCATTGTGGCCAAACCGCTTGGAGACTATGTATTGAAGTTGATCAAGCCTACGGTGAAGAAGGTGGTCAAAAAGGTCAAGGCGATTCTTGGGAAGAAGCCTCGTCCTGAGTCTGTTGCTGAGCGGGTAAAGTTTCAGCGTTCTCTTCGTAAATGATTTTGTGAATGTGGGGCGGTACGACGCCAGGCGGATTTTGTAGGACTACGTCAGCACAGATTTTGCTGTAGGGACTGTCCGGGTGGAACGAGATCCCCTGCTGCATCAGTTCAGCACAATTTTTGAGTCTGGCGATTTCGTAGTTAAGTCGCTTGTCAGCCAGCTGGGCGTCGAGTAAAGCCACCTGCTTCTCAGCTGCTCTCCTACAGCTTCTGACGTGGGAACGGTCAAGCGGTACTGAAATCGTGGCTGTAATTCCGCCGTTGATCGAGTAATTAGTTTTTTGACCCGTCCTGATTGGACGATAGTAAAGGACATTGCCCGGATTATCGGGCTGGCCATCTGGGACGGCATTACCTTCCGGATCAAACGCGCCAACCAAATCGAGTTGGTCATAAACCGGTTCTTGGTAGTAGCTCTCATAAGGATGTGCCCAGCTAGTAGTTGTACTTAGGAAGGGATTAATGTGGAGCGTTGCACCTTGGCAGGATATTCCTTGGTAGTTAAAGCCGAATGTGCGTGATGGCACAACCTGCACAGCTTGATTCGTGACCGATCCAGAACTGTTAGCCACTGGAGCGGCGGTACTGCTGACCTGTGCCTGTGCAGGGCTTGCAAGCAGCAAAAGCGTTGCTATGACTCGCTTCATTGCGTAAAGGTACTTGTCGTTTCAGTTATAGATTCGATGTCCGTGTCACGGTTAATGAGTGTGTGGTTCACCAAACCAGGGCCGTTCAGTGTCTCGACAAACTGGAACGAGGCTCCTTGATTGACAATCGTCCAGCTTGGTTTTTTGACAGCGTCAAGGTTGGTCCATCGGCTGGTGACACCTTCAATGGTGTTTGACGTTGTCGTCAGGTCCATTGGAGCAATAGCACCATTACTCTGAATGTTGGTGCCACTGACTGAGTATTCGTAGCCAGTGCGATATTCGTAGGAGTTGATGACCTCTGTCACTTTAGTTTTGGTAGTCGTTGTTGAACTAAGTACGCCTTGAGAAAAATTTGGGACTACTGGAACGGCTGCTGCTGGAGCGGCTACAAACAAAAGCAGCAGGAGGATCATTTGATTGTCAGCTCTTGAATGACCTGACCGATTGCAGTTGTACCTGCACCACCAGCTGTAATTGTTAGAGCGCCGTCTGTTGCAATCGTGCCAGCTAGCGTTCCAGAGACACCACCAGTTGTAGTCGTTGTATTGCCGAATACAGGCAATGATGGCACTACTCCAGCGGTGACTGTTGTTGAGAGCACTGTTGGGACGTCGTCTCCTTCTGTATAGCTTTCGCTGTAGCTAAAAGCATCACCAGCAGTGGTAATAGTGTAAGCGCCAGGAGTATATCCAAGAGCAGTCCCGGAAGTAAGGGCGTCAAGAGTAGGTGCAGTACCCAAAGTGACGTTAGAGCCAGATACCGCCATTGAAGACGGTTGGCGGATTGCCGTTGATCCCGCTCCATCAACCGACAGCGAAACGCTTGACTGAATTCTATGGGTGATGTCGGCTTGCGCTGGAGCGGTGAGCAAGCTGGCGGCTAGCAGCAGGAGCGCCTTCTTCATTGGATTCCGGCTTTTGTGTCCTTGTTATCAATGATAGAAGGTTTCTTGTTGCCGTTTCCATTGCCGTTGGACTTGCGCTCGATGCCAAAGGAAGCCATGGCTCCAGTGAGAAGGGACGCTACGAACGTATTGTCCATTTTCATCTGAGGGAAGAAACCGAGGTAAGAGACGGTTAGGAGTGTGGCACTCCAGAACAGAACCATGCACTTAACGACATCGGCAATGGAGATGCCTTCCTTTTCGTCGTGTTCTTCGTTGTTGGAAGCCATAACAGGACGGAGCTACGCTTACAGCGTACCGTTTTTAGCGGACCATGCTTTTTCTGATTCGACCAATCCTGTTCAGGTTTTTGCAGTCAAAGGGCGTTAAGACCTTGATTGTCGAGCTGTTGGAGGCTTACTGCAAGACGACGGACAACACTGTTGATGATCAAGTTGTGGAATTTGTCAAACACAATCTATTCCCAACCACCAGAGTTGAGAAATGATACCTAAAAACCGTCCAACTTTAGTAGCAGTTGCTAGCTTTTTTGCGCTGGGCAGTGCAGTTGTGCTTGTTGTGTTTGGTGGCGGAACACTGTTTTACCTAGGCTATTACGCTGGCAAGAGTACCTGTCCTCAGGCAGTATTGAAGTGACCTGGCTGCTTTTGGCCGTGGCTCTTGCACTTTTGCCGTTTTTCCAGTTTTTCCGTGGTACGCCCCACCAGCTGGCTGCTGTTAAACAGCTTGAGGAGTCCTTGCCGCAAGGCGTATTGGATGAAGACGCAGAGTGGTTTGAAGCTTGGAAGGCAAGTGGCATTGAGCAGCAGATTTGGGCTCCCTACTATCACCAGCTCGATAACGAAACAGGACGCGGATATAGAGAGTGTTTCTCTAGTGCAGCGGCTATGGTCGCCGCTTTCTACGGCAGGGTCAGCAGTGACGACTACTACAACAAGATTCGTGAGACGCTTGGTGATACGACTTCAGTCAACGCGCAAGTGACGACCTTGCGTGTGTTGGGTTTAGACGTTGACTTTACGAAGAATGCAGACGCAGATTTGATCGAGGAAGAGATAACAGCAGGCAGACCTGTCTTGGTGGGATGGTTACATAAAGGTGATTTATTGCAAGGTCATCCACCAATGGGCGTTGGCCACTGGAGCGTCATTGTGGGATTCAATCGAGACGAATGGATCATGCACGATCCGATGGGTTTGCCTGATATAGACCATGGCGGTCATGACAGCAGGAAATCAGGCGAGTATGTTCGTGTCAGTCGTCCTGCGTTCCATCAACGTTGGCAGGTTGAGGGTCCAAATTCTGGCTGGGCAATCGTAGTCAATGACTGATCTGTATTGGATATGGGCGTTCGCTAAGGCGTTTTTTACCACTGTTGTGGTGGGCTGTGCCCAGCCAGTCAACTGGGAGCACTGCTTTCCCGTCAGTGACTGGATGGTTCCTTGGATGCATGACGTGATCCACATGTATGAGGATGGTGCGTATCACGAAGAACGCCGGACAATAGAGCAGTTAAGCCAATCACATGATCACTGATCTACGTCTTGGTTTTCAAGGTTTCGTTTCTTAGCTTCTGCCCGGCCTTTGAGTCTAGATTCAACAGCTTCTCGCCATTTACGTTTGTCCATAAGCAAGGCGTCCCAATAAACACCATCGTCTAGCTCTTTGGCAAGGTAGTTGTAGACCATCTCTTTAATTTTGGCTGACGGTTTGATGTCAGCTGCCTCGCAGTCTTGCAGAAATAGTTCTCCACGGTTGGGCTCAAGCAAGACCTGGATGTAGACGCGGTTTCCGTGCTTCGTCGCCATTGGACAATACTGTATTAAAGTAACCTTACCATGTTACTGAGTTATCGACTTTTTTCTTCCAGGCCGTTGCCTGAGCTTGTCTTGCATTGGAGCGTTGAGTCCTGGAGCCGTTTCTGACCTCTCTTGCACCTTCAAGGAACATGGCAGCTCTTTGAAGGTCACCTGTCGTAGAGAGAGTGATGATCTTGTGTAACCGCTCCAAGATTATTTGCCGACCTGATTTGGGTGGAGGCATGTTTCATCGCTTCCGCAAAGGTTTGATGGAACGTTACCGCATGAGAACCAACAATGACAATCCAGTCAAAGTTGCGCCTGAAGATAGAGACATTCATCAAGAATTGACCACCTTTTGCAGCCACTTAAAAGATGAGATTGGATGGCGAGAAAGTACGCTGACATCTATTCCGCACTCAAGTGCGGATGAAACTTCTGACTCAAAATAGTTAATATCATTTTCATAAGTCACTTGCTCGACAGCAAGAGGTTTTTCATTATCGTCGTAAGCGGTAAAACGTGCGATTGCTAAAGGCATTTCTTTGGTTTCATCTGCTTGGCAGTATTGAAAGTTTACTGGTCTGATCATTTTAGTTTTGGTCAAACAGTTGGGAGATGACAGTAGCAACGACGCTTTCTGCTTGTTGCCTATCAAGACCGTAGCTATAGCGCTGACGAACTTTCGCAACGGCTTCATGGAAATCACGAGTTGTAATGTTGTGTGGGTTGGATGGGGCGGAGAGGCGTTTGCGGATGAAGTCTGATCTGGCGATACCTTCGTAGTCCGCTTGTTGTTGTAGCCGTTCCAAAAGATCTTCTGGCAGATAGACGTTGACTCGTTTCATCAAAGAAGTTGAACTAGCAATAGTGTAAGCCAGGAGTGGCTAGGGAGACTTGCGCGTGGACTTTTTGGCTTTTGGCTTG